GCCTTTCGGATATTACTATCCCGGAGGGCAATCCGTTCAGTGGAGTCAAAAACGAGACGAGCCAAAAGGCGCGATTCGTTAGTGATGCTCCAATCACGTGTCTTCTGAATGGAGACAGGTGTCCGAGCTTCGAAACGTTGGTAATCCTTATTCCACCTTACCGGCACATCCTCGACAGAGGTTGTGTCAGAGTAAGCAAAATTCGGGACGTCAACAGCCTCGCCGTGTAAATGGCGAAGCAACGAAGGGTTTATTGTCATAACTGGGTAGATCTCTCTAGCCCAGTCAATCAAACACTCGGCAGTATTAGAAAATCCACGGAGGAAAAATTTCCTCTGAAGATTTAATAGTACTGGGTATTGACTCAACTTCTTAAGTGCGGAATAGTGAAAATGTTTGTTACGTATAATTGTAACATCATTATCACCATACCACTCACCACCGCACGACTCTCGAAAGGGAGTAGAATAACAAGTCTTAGACATGTTAGGCCTACAACCAATCGATTGAAGTGTACCGATGAGTGTCTGAAGAGCAGAATCATTGGGAATGACAATGTCATCTCCAAAGACCGAGACTTCAGAAGCACAACTGCGAAAGCTTTCGCTACCGCGGGTCAGCTTCATGGACGCTACAGCTAGAGACCAAAACACTAAAGTTTCGATCGGAAAGCAAATAGCGCTACCCATGGGAGCAAATGCAACCAAGCGTATCGGATCGTGGCCGGGAAACCGAACATAATCAGAACGCAAGGAGAATAGAAGCCGACGAAGAGCAGGAACCCCTGAAAAGAGGTGCCAAACCAACGTGGCTGATAATGTGTCGGATGCAGATGATAAGTCTACAGTCGCCATATTATCACGAATTGAACTGGAGGCTTTAATCCGATTAAAGGTTTGATCCCTTAATCGAATAGACCGCCAGAGCAAAGGTTCATTCTCAAAATGATGCATTAACCGCTTTAATACTCCTTGTTGAAGATACTGCATAGCAGTAGGTTCAATAGAGATTAAACGAGGGCCGCGAAAGTCCTTTGGAACAAGACAACCTTTGGTCACCATTGGTGAAATCAAAGGTATTGGCTTGCTTTGACAGGACAATCGCATGTTCGCAGTACCATATAGGAGATAGGGAAACCACTTCTCGGCCTTTGCAGGCCACGATGTGAAATCCCATTTCTCGTCACGCTCGAATCCCTCAGCAGTAGCACCGGGACCATGTCCTGGGGTGAAAGCCTGGAGAGGAAAGCGAGACATCACAATCGAGATAAGCTTGGTAGCTATCTCTATAACAGGATGATCTGTCTGTATTCTGACCTTGCGAAGGGTCAGCTGTCCAGCAGAAAATTCTGAAATAAAAGACTCATTAATTTTTTGAGGCATTGCGCATTCGCGCTTTGAATCAAAAAGTAAAAAGAGTCGTAGATTGCGTATGGTTGTTAAGGAGGCATTAACCTTGAGTCGACCATCGTCTTCAAATATCTCTGAAAAACAGGGATATAAGAAACGTGGTAAACGGGTAATTCCAGCCAGGCGAAATGACGTAGGACAGTTAAAAGTCCCACTAACTAGACCCTGATCCAGGGCACGACCCAAGTAGGGAAGTGTTACCTGAGTAAAGCTAGCACCTTCAGAAGAAATCCTGTCGGAAATCGTCTGAAGATCATTTAACGAGAAAGGAGTACCTTGATTAATGCTGTCGAGCAACATAGCACGACGGAGCGCACAGAAGCGCACTTGGAACGACTTATGGTTTCCCAATTGGGTTTCCTCCAAGTCGACCATGGCCAAAACTTCTGATTACACTTTCCCTTAAGCACCTAAAACTTAGGCACGAACAGGATTGAATGGACCAGTGACATTGTAGTCACCCGAAGGGGTGGCAGCTTGTACAAAGGTATCCATAACATTCTTGTTCAGGAAAGACGCGAGATACGAAATAAGGTCGCTAACGATAGCGGCCGTAATCGCAGAATCGCGAGGCACCTTGATCACAAGACCAACCGTGGAGACCGCAAGGGCTCCAGTTGTGGAATTGATTTCCTCACGACGGAAGGTCGCAAGATGGGTGTCAGTGCCTGCAGAGCCAGCGGGTTTAAGCTGGTGATCGATATCGAGAAAGCGTTTCGTTGAAACGGTATTTCCCGTATCGGCCCACCGAGTTTTATAACCACTCCGGCTTTGCAGAGCAAAAGAATAATCAGACGTACCGTTTGAACCGGTAACAATGAAAGTTTCAGCAGACATGGAAGACTCCAATAAAGCCTCTCTTTTCAAAGGAGAGGCGGGTTACGCATTCTATATAATTAGAGCAGACGCTGCAAAATTAGCGAAGCTCCAGTTATTATTTGGAAAGCGTTAAATCCAGAGAATGCTACAGGACTTAACGACCCAGGTATATCGAGAAATCGATTATATTCACTGTCGATAACTTCGGCAATGAATATAGGCTTACTTGGCTCTGCGAAGTACTGATGATGGTTGAATGGAAGGGCACCAGCGGTTATATAAACCTTGGTGACCTTTTCAACCTTCTCAGAACAACACATAGCAGTAAATTCGCAGTAGGGCGATCCAGTATTAAGACGCGTGAAATAGTTTATCACGTGCTTAATATTGAAAAACCAATCTACTACGAACGAGAACGGAATCAGTTCCCACGAAAGCCCAAGAAGCTTCCCTACACCAAAATATTGTAGGTAGGCATCCCAAACATTCGAGAAATTGATATCTTTCCGTACTCTAGCCCAGCATCCGATTGTCGCCGTGCGTCTATAAGACTCAACTTTTAGTTTTGTCTCGCAGACGCCATTAGGCGAAAGATCAGATACGTCGTCGATCGAAGCGTCTGAGACGCTGCGTACTCTAACGGGTACGAATTTGCCTGCATTGTCTCTGAGATATTGAATACGACTGGACACCTTTTTATGGGCGTTCCAGAAGTCTGCAATATCATTCAGAGCAGGTCGGAGCCCGAAAGCACCGAACAACACAGAGTCGGACCCATGTTTGAGAAGCTCATGATGAATCTTTCCAATAGTAGTACTCTTATTAATATGGAGCCCAAATTTGAGCACTGTCTTAACAAGTTCACCAACCGCTTTTGACGGGTTAAGCATAATCTTGAATGCATCAACAAAGATGTCACTCTCGACTATATCTTCACCAATCATAAACGAGCTGGGGATGAAACTTTTACAAGCTTCATCGTATTTACTATAGAGAGAAACCCAATCAGTCGCTGGAAGACCACCCACAGCACTTACACATGGCAACGAACGAAAGTAATCGTTCATACCAGTGATAGGCGCGAATGAGCGGCCAAACAGATACTGATAGAAGGCTAACCCACTACCCTTTAGGGTAGACGTATCCGTGAACACCCCGACATCGGGGTATAAATCTCGCACTATGTCATTTTCGAAATGAACAATCGATTTGACATGGTTGCAGGAATGTGGCGCTCGTGGAAACGAGACCATATTCTTTCTAGGTTTATAGTGGATGCGATAGCCAGGGGAAGTCACGGATGACTTCCGAGCACTAAACTCATCAACTTGTTGCCTATATGATTTAAATTTAATTTCGTCCCTGATAACATTATTGACAAGAGTCTGGTTTTGTTCATTACCATCCGTAACAACTACATAGTTTGAAGTTATCTCACCAGTAGAAGTTAATTGGGTAGTATATGAACGCCAGAGTTGCCAATAATGATCAGTGGGCTGATTAAATGCACGAACGCGTAACATCAAGTACTCCTTTATCTGAGTGGGACCACCTTGCTAGGGGTGGTC